TAGCGTTGCCCACGTAGAACATCGAGGCCACGTCGAGGTTGGCCACGGAAACGGTGGTCTCCATGTTCACGTAGTCGGCGAAGTTGCCGAAGTAGTACGTGGTGCCGCCGATCGACTTGTTGGTGTTGGCGTCGCTGGTGAGGGTCTCGGTACCCACGCCGGTGACGTTCTTGATGCCGAGGAGGGCGGAGGAGCCACCGGTGCCGTAGACGCCGGAGTAGTCGATGGCCAGGGCGATCGACTCGGCGAGGTCAGCGCGGACCATGGCTTCCACGTCCATGGACTGCTGCAGCATCAGCCGGCGGGTGATGTCCACGTAGCCGCCGAGCGACTTGGGGGTCATGGACAGCTGGCCCAGCGTGATGTTGGTCTCGCTGACCGCCACGTCCTCACCCACCCAGTAGGCGGTGGTGCTGCCGGTCTTCTTGGGGATGTCAACGTTGCCGACCAGGCCGGTGAGGGTGGTGACGTTGAGGCCGAGCAGTGCGGAGCGGTTGCGCACGAGGTCGATAAAGCTGCCAGTCAGCAGCTGGGTGTCGACCACGTAGCCGCCGGAGGAGGCGGTGCCGACCGACTGAGGGGCGCGTTGGGCGGGGGCGGCCATCACATCCCAAGGCATGACGATGCCTTTGGCGGCGCGGCCGAGCTTGGACTCGGCGGCTTTGGAGCACTCCAGCTCGAAGGAGGCGGCTTCGCGAAGGCCGCGATCGGACGGATCGGCCAGATGGCGGATCACGTTCATCAGGCTGTAGCGCTTGACCTCAGCAGAGGTCAGGCCGATAGAGGCAGCGCCATCGTCGTGGACGCGACCTTGAAACTCCTTGCGGGTGCGACCCAGCTGCCCGAGGACGGCCTCGCGGGCTTGATCGAGCGTGGCGTCTTCGTTGATCAGGCGCTCAGCCAGGTCGTTACCGACTTGGTGCTGGTCGCACATGGCACGGATGGCCGAAACGCGCTCACGCTCGGATTGCCGAGCGGCGGTTTGGACCTCCTGAACGTTGATGTTGGTGTCCATAGGAGGAGGATCTTGGGGGGTGTCAGCTCCGCGCTCGGCGGTCTGCTTAGCTTCAAGTGTAGTGGTTGACGCTTGAATTGCTGCTGGACTCGTAGCTGGAGTGGCAGTGTTTTCGTTGTCACCTTGGGCGCGACCAAGGCCAACTGTTTGGTCGGCCGGCACGCTTACCGACGATACTTCCAGTACGTTCCACCGGGTTACGTGGAAATCGCCGTTGGTTGCTTCGCGGACATCGTTGATTTCATAGGCGAAGGATACGTTGGGGGTGATGCCCGCTTCGATGTCCTTACGGCGCTTGTACTCTTCGGTGCCCTTTTCGGTGGTGTTTGGGCTCCACTTTGTTTTGACGTAGAGGCGGCGGTCATCGCCGAGCCACGCTTTTTCGGCGACGCCGAGCACAACATCGCGGTTGTGGTTCCAGAGCCATGCGCCGCCGTCGTTCATGCGGGCCAGGTCCATCGAGTCTGCGTCGTGGACCAAGATTTCGCGGCCCCACCAGCGCTCAACGGGCGCTTCGGAGCTGAAGCTAAAGGTAAGGCCGGCGTCGGTACGCTCCTCGACGCGGAGCCCCTGCGGAGCTTCCCGCCGATGGACCTCCTTATTGATGGATTTGATGTCGATGGCGATAGTCATGGCCTTACCTGTTGCGGGCTCGAACAAAATGGGCGTGTAGTCGTGATTGCTAAGCCACGTCTTAGCTTCGCTCACTGTAAACACTGCGGCATCGAATCGAAGTGCTTGTAGGCGGAGGGGGTCGTCACCACTGATTCCATAGATCGAGTCGATGCCCTGCGCAAAGTCGTTGTTCTTACGGCGGAAGCGCTCGAACTGGTCGGGGTCGAGGAGACGAGCGGCGTGCTCGTTGGGGTAGGGGCGCTGTTCGGTGGAGGAAGGGGCGGAGCGATTGTCTTCGTCGTGATTGTTGGATGAGGGCGCGGACAGGGGGTTGATTTTGCGGAGCGTGGAGAACTTGTGACCTACGAGGGTTTCCGTTTCCTCCCAACCGTCTTGCTTGGCGCGGTAGATGCGGATGAGCGCGGCGGGGTCTTCGGCGGTGGCTTCGATGCTGAAGGAGCTGTCGGGAACGCCGAGGGTGCCTTCGCGCATGATGTGCTCGATGCGACCACGGGCCGTGCCGCCGCTGGATTGCCATGACACGAAGTCCCCTTCGCTCAGGGCGTCGGGGGCAGCGCGGTAAGTGACGTGATCAGGAGGAGTGTGGGACTTGGACTCGGCGCGGTCAATGCGGGCGGCGCGGGCGTCGCTCCAGCTCTTACCGGCGTCACCTCCCCATGCAGCCCACGCGACGCGACCGGGGGAGGGGTAGCCGGGCTCTCCTTGGCTGAAGCCTTCACCCTGCTTATCGACTTCGTGGCGAGCGAACCACGCGCTCATGGTCTTCACGGTCTCGGGACTCAGTTCGTCGCCGCTAAGGATCTGGGATGCGCGGGTGGCTGCGACATCCGTGCCACCATCGCGCCCTTCCTCTTTCCAGGCGCGGTAGCGTTCTGCCTCCTCACGCATACCTGATGTAGGCATCAGGTCGATTTCAGTGCCGTTGACGTTAGCCATAAGGGGGAAGCGATGTGGTCAGCGTAAGTGGCGTGGCTTAGCTGCTTAGCGGCTTAGCTGCCTGGCTGCTTAGCTGCTTGGCTGCTTAGGTCGGTGCGGAGGCGGATGGTGGTGTCGTCGTCGAGGTGGATCTCTTCGGTAGAACGGGCGGGTGCGGTTGGATCGCCTGAGGCCGGTGAGTCGGCTGAGGGGGTGGGGGCAGCGGAACTGAGACCTAGGTCTTGCTTAAGCTGATTCTCTTTACTAATGGTGCTGATTGTGCTCATGAAGTCGTTGCCGGTGTACTCCATGATCTGTTCGGCGTGGGTTTGGAGCTGGAGGGCACGGGCCATTTCCATGGCCTTCATTTCCTTGGCGGGATCGACCCAGCTCCAGGCGCGGGCTTGCCAATGCGGGGCGTTGTAGCGCTCGGGCCGTGTCCACACGTCCGAGAACATGGGCATGGGCAGGTCGCTCAGTGCGGCAGCGGCGAGCCACTCCTCGAACACACGCTGGTGGAGCTGCTGGATGAGTACCGATTGGATTACGCGCCAGTGGTCGCGGTCTTCCAAGATGCTCAGGCGCGAGCTGCTGTAGTTGGATTCCGAGAAATCGCGGCTCAGGGTTTCGTAGGAGCAGCCGTAACCGGAGGCGAAGCGGCGGGCGAGGGAGCGGACCACGGCCTCGTATTGGTTGTCGTCTGGGCCGAAGGCTGGGGGGATGGCGGTTTCGCCGGGAAGCAGGAAGTTGTAGGAGCCGGGCTCGGTGTTCCAGAGACGCTTATCGCCTTCGAGGGCTGGGGTGCCGTCAGAGTTGGTGCTGCCGAATGTGTCGGGTTCTGGGGTTTGGATCCAGCCGAGGCTGTTGGCTTGAACGCGCTTACGGGTCCAGTGGGCCTCTTCGTACTTACCGAGGTTCCAGCTGGTGGTGATGACAGAGCTGAACCAGGGGATGCCGCGTGTCTGGCCGATGCGCTCTGGAATGTAGATATGGATAAGGTCGGCAGCATCGACAAAGATGTGCTTAGCGGTGCCGTCTAGGTAGGTGCTTAGTTCGGCGTCGCCTGGGTGTTTGCGGAGAATGGCGTAGCGGGTGGGCCGGCCCCACTCGTTGAGTTCGACACCCATGCGCCATGAGTGGTTGGGGCGGTCGCTATAGCCGGTGTAATCGTCGTCGAGTTGGTCGGCTTCGATTAGTTCCAGTGCGAGGGGGACGCGACTACGGCCCATGGCTTGGCGGACCAGGCGGACGCAGACTTCGCCGGATTCGGGGAGGGCGCCGGTTACGGCGAGTTCGATGCCGTGGAAGCTGAGGCGGCCGGTTACGTCGCAGGAGTCGGCGCGGCACCAACGGTTCCAGTGGTCAAGCAGCGTAGCGTTGCGGCGCTCGTCCTTCTCGATGCCGTCGAGGCGAAGCACCTGGGGCTGCATTTGGATGCCGCGTGCGCCGACGACGTTGATCTGGGTGGTGCGCTTGGCTTGACGGGCGTAGGGGTTGTCGCGGACCAGGGCGCGGCTGCGGTTGCGCAGCACCTTG